AACACGCAGACAACAAAGAAGGTGCACCAAAAGTATTATTTGTTATAGATAGTCTGGGTATGATGCTTACGCCAACAGACGTGAACCAGTTTGAAGCAGGTGACATGAAAGGTGACCTAGGTAGAAAACCTAAGGCATTGACTGCACTTGTAAGAAACTGTGTCAATATGTTTGGTAGTTGGAATGTAGGACTTATAGCAACCAACCACACATACGCATCACAAGATATGTTTGATCCAGATGACAAGATATCAGGCGGACAAGGATTTATCTATGCGTCAAGTATTGTTGTCGCAATGAAAAAATTAAAATTAAAAGAAGATGAAAAAGGCAACAAAGTGAGTGATGTAAGAGGTATCAGAGCGGCTTGTAAAGTTATGAAAACAAGATATGCTAAACCTTTTGAAGGTGTGCAAGTCAAGATACCATATGATACCGGCATGGATCCATACAGTGGACTTGTGGACCTGTTTGAGAAAAAAGGCCTGCTTGTACAACAGGGTAACAGACTCAAATACATAGATTCTAAAGGCAAGGAACACATAGAGTTCAGAAAAGCATGGGTTGGTGATAAATTAGATATGATAATGGCGGAGTTCAAAGAAACTGCACCTGATGAATTAATAGAAGAAGAAAAAGAATAAAATGATAGATTTCACACACGAAGATATAGAACGATTGTGGAATGCCATTATGCATTATGTTCCAGAAAGACAAAAGTTGGACTGTGCAATAGATTTTATTAAAAGTCTAGAAGACATCGGTGTTGAAGTTGATGAAATAAAAGCATCAGCAGAATACGATCCAAAACTTGAAGAAGCCATTAACACTGTGTTCGAGGATGAAGAAGAATCAGACGGATACGGCGACGATGATTAATTGGTACAACGAAGTAAGTAGAAATCTAGACAAAATTCCAGACTGTGTTGCATACTTTGACAAAGAACTTTTAGAAGCAAAAAAACAATGCAAGATATATGGCAATTTGGAAAGAGCCAGTGCCGCACTACCCGGAATAGTAGAAGAAAGATTTAGCCAACTTCAACAGTTAGAAGCAATATTAGAATATTTGAATATAGAATTAAGAAGATTACGATCAAAAACTTTTAGAAAATATCTTGAAAATTACAACCGAGCATTATCAAGCAGAGATGCAGAAAAGTATGTTGACGGAGAGGACGATGTTGTTGACATGGACAAAATTATAAACGACTTTGCATTGATAAGAAACCAATGGTTAGGCATCACTAAAGGTTTAGATCAAAAGCAATGGCAGATAACAAACATTGTTAAATTGAGAGTAGCAGGAATGGAAGATGCCGATATCAAATAATAGAATAATACTTACAGACGTAGACGGTGTACTACTAGAATGGGAACATCATTTCACCAAGTGGATGTTGCAACGGACACTTTTTGATGAGAGAGGTGCAAGATATCATCCTCACAAACTTTTAGCAGACAAACAAAACACATATGAGATGGCTGAACGATTTGGAATCACAGTTGCCGAAATCAGAAAAGAGATAAGAGAATTTAATAGAAGTGCGTGGATGGGCACACAGAGACCAATGCCCGATTCACAAACATGGGTAAAACTTTTGGCCGCAGAGGGTTGGACATTTATTCCAATCACATCTCAAACATCAGACATACCAGCACAGTGTTTGCGTAAGAAAAGAATGGGAGAACTTTTTGGTGAACATATTTTTACAAACTACCACATACTAGGCACAGGAGCAGACAAAGATTCAGCATTAGCGGAGTTTCACAACACCGGGCTGTATTGGGTCGAGGACAAGCCTAAGAACGCACTAGCCGGGCTCAAATACGGTTTAAAGCCCATATTAATCGACCACGAATATAACCGAGACTTTGATCATCCAGAAATTACCAGAGTAAATAATTGGGAAGACATTCACAAATTATTATCAGGAAGAAAATGAAAATATACGTAGGACATGACAGCAGAGAAGACATAGCCTATCAAGTATGTGAACACAGCGTTAAAAGAAGAGATCCGTCAGCAGAAGTACAACCATTGAAACAAAATGAAATGCGACAGCAAGGTATCTATACACGTGAACCTGATAAACTTGCTACAACAGAATTTACATTTACAAGATTTTTTGTACCACACCTAAACAATTATAAAGGATGGGCAGTGTTCTGTGATTGCGACTTTCTTTGGAAAATACCTGCTAAAGAACTAGAACAATACTGTGATGATACCAAAGCAGTGGTATGTGTACAACACGATTACACACCGGAAGAAGGATCAATTAAAATGGACGGACAAGTGCAAACAGCGTATCCAAGGAAGAACTGGTCCAGCATGGTGCTTTGGAATTGTGGACATGAAAAGAATAAAATGTTGACACCCGAGTTTTTGAACAAACAGACTCCAAAATTCCTACATAGATTTAGTTGGTTAGAAGATTCGGAAATTGGATCACTGCCACACGAATACAACTGGCTAGTTGGATGGTATAAGGAACCAAAAGATGGTGTACCTAAAATATTACACTACACAGAGGGCGGACCTTGGTTTGATGGATACAGGGATTGCGAGTATTCCGATGACTGGAAAAAAGAACTTATTAACCTGTTCAGTGCATAATGGACTGGCGAAAATTACAATCAAAACACATCCACTCAGACCCTGTCGAACACATCCATGCAATCAATCTAATTCCCGAACAAGAATACGATCGCCTTTACGAGAATCAAAACAATCTTAATCATAAACTTTGGCAAGATTTTGATGAAAAATACAAAATAGGATTTGAATTCAAAGACAACATAGAAGACATAGACGTAAAAAGAGACGTTATTGCTATTTGGTGTTTTAAGGAACGCAATGATAGAACAAAACCACCTCACATTGTAATAGCAGGCAAAAAATTTGCATACTATCCAAATGCTGTAATAATAACACAAAGCAAGGATATATCTATCCAAGAAAGCAAGAAAAAATATATAAGAAGACCTTTTGTACAACTAGACATCACACAAGGAAAATTTAGGTCCTTGATAGAGAAATTTAAATCCAAATAAGTACAGTTATGGCAAGACATAAACAAAGAATGCTCGAGTGGATCGAGAAATTGGGTTTAATCGTAGTGCAATCTGAAATAAAACCATATGGGCCTGGCACAAGAAGATACATGGTTGGTAGGCACATAGAAGAACCTAAACACAATGCATGGCAGATGCCAAGTGGCAAGTGGGCAACAACTCACGGTGTACAGGAATGGCTTACACCAGAACCACTAGATGGTCCGGCTCTGGAGAAATGGCTTACAGAATATGCAAAAAAGAACAATTGATATTTTAGGATCAGCAGAACAAATACCACAAAAAATTGAAGGATGGAGTCACACATTCCAATTGGCTAAACCTTACATAAAGCAAAACGGAATAGGTATAGATGTTGGTTGCCGAGAAGGAGGCTTCGCACGAGAAATGGAAAACTATTTCACACACATACATTGTTTTGATTTTAGAGATAAGAAAAAAATGTTTAAAAAAAATGTTATAGACATGAGCAAGTTCACTTATCATGTTTGCGGTATAGGTGCAGAAAAAGGCACAGCATTTACAACAAGTAATAAAGTAGGTAGGATTAAAGATAGTGGTAATGTTGCTGTCCCTATTCAAACCATAGACTCATTTAATTTTACAAATGTTACATTTATCAAGTACGACATCGAAGGCTACGAATTAAAAGCACTAAAAGGGTCAGAAAAAACTATAAAAAAGTATGGTCCGGTTGTTGTGATAGAACAAAATAGAGGTAATAGATTCGCACAAGACCTTCTGGAGTCATGGGGTTATAAGTTTAAAGCCATAGACAAAGTTTTTAATCAAGATTATATAATGGTAAAAGATGCCTAATAATATTACACACTATGAACTTGAGGAGTTTTTGCCAGAGGAAACAAAACAAAAACTTTTACATATTGCAACTAATTTAAAGGATGAGGATTGGACAGTGCATACATCTACTTTGACAGGTAAACCAAGCGTTTTGCATTACTTTGATTTAAAAATGAAATTTAATGGAAGAAGTTGCTATCTGCTAATGATCCGTCCCAATGCCATACAAGACTGGCACACCGATGGCGGTAAAAGGAAGACAGCATTGATATATCCATTGTCAGACAATTACGCACCATGTAAGTTTGAGAAAGGAGAGACTACTGCACCTGTTCTTCTCAACACACAAACATATCACGCGGTATTCAACAACGACACAAAACGTATAAACTTAAATATATCTTTCGAAGAAGACATAGACACAGTTTTCGATCAAATCAAAAAAGAAAAATATGAACTACACAGAGATTCCATTACCCACATCAATAGCATTTGAACCAATAAATTTGTGTAACGCAAAATGCTATTGTTGTCCATACACAACATTGAGTCAAGATAAAACATATCACGGCAAACTTATGACCAAAGAACAATTGGGTACGCTGTTGCACGATTATGGATCACTTATCAAAAAGTATAAGGTAAAGGATTACACCTGTGCTGTGAGCCCATGGAGATATAGTGACCCATTGGTGCAACCTAATCTAGAATATATAATGGAACTGTGCGATCATTATAAAATTAAAGTTGGTCTTTGTACCAATGGTGTCTCGTTTACTCCAAAACAGTGCGAGATTTTAAACAAATATATACATCTAATAGGCAACGTTCATATGAGTGTGATCGGACACACCGCAGAAGAACTATGGGAGTTCATGAAGATCAAAAAAGACAAAACACTTAAAAGTTTACATTTTGTAAAAGAAAACTACCCTGAACTGTCTAAAAGAATTGCAATTGGTGTCAAACATAAAAATCAATCATCCGTTGCCAGCGTTTCGACTATTGGTGAATATCAAAATGCTATACTGGGTAGAGTTAAGTCAAAAAGAAATTGGGTTGAAAACAGAATGGGAGATGGTGACGGCGACTGGACCAAACCCTATAACGCTGTAATTGACGCAAACAACTACATGCAAGGATGTGCAATGGGATCGGGGCGTATACTCAGAAAAATGGAAGTGTTGGTAAATGGACAAGCGGTTTTATGTTGTGACGATGCGGAAGGAAAGACAAACTACGGAAACATTTTTGAAATTGGAATCGAGGGAGCATGGAAAATTATGCAAAAAGAACATAAATTAATTTACGATAAAAAATATTCCGAAGCAAAGAAAAACTTGATATGTAACACGTGTTCAAGGGCCAAGTTCAATGGTAAATGGACAGGTGCCATGGAAGCAAGACTACAGGCAGAACAAAAAAATACAATTGATAGAATAGGAAGTTTACAATGATCGGTGAACACTTTGTAAACAAATGTTTATCAACAGATACTGGTATGGAACCATGGCCGTATCAAGAGATAGAGGATTCTTTTCCAGAAGATTTTTTTGCAAAATTTAATGAAAGTTGTCATCATCTATTAGATTTTGATGGCTTTCGCACAGGCGATAAAAAAAATACATCGTACGATGGCCCTGTTCCTTTTCATGTATATCCAAAAGACTTTGACAAATTTAACATAAATCTTTACAACGAAGTAGAAGATATAGCAAAAACAATTTTACCTAAGGCCAAAGATTTATGCATGAAAATAAATCCTAGGCACAGATGGTTCAGTAAACTTGGAGTGAATGCACACATATCAATCACTCCTCCATTACCTTATAAATTTCATATCCATCAAGAAACGGGAGACAAAATTTGGAGTGCTGTAACTTATGTTACACCAGAAAAAAATGTTGGTACCAAAATGTACACACGAGAAAAAGCAGAAAGTTTTGTGAAAGAAGCAAAATGGAAGCCAAACAGTACTTTCATATTTTGTGGTGAAAATGGTAAAACTTGGCACTCGTACGAGAGCGATCAAGCATCAAACAGAATTACTTTCAACTTGTTTATCATGAAGCCGAACAAGTACACATTCTATCACGGCTAATTCATTTTTGATTTTAGAAGATTTACGTCTGAATTCAGATGTCTGTCTCGTACCTTTGTCCAAACAAAATTATCTCTGTAATTAATATTAAAATTTTTTCGTATTTGTTTGCCAGCGTTGTCATTAATAATTTTTTTTGCTTTGAATGTTACTGTTGGCAAATAAAGGCATCGACCTAACTTCCGGGCAACTTTTTGTGTATAAGTGTCTACATGCCAATGCCAAAAAAAAGGAGGTGCTAGATATCCTAACGTATTGGTCCAATGTTTATGTACAGCAAAGTGTGCCGCTGGTAGTGGTTCGTCAGGCCAAAGTTTTGTTTTATCTCCTGAATTTTTATTTCCTTTCCTTCTACCATCACTTGGCACCACCATAAGAATTTTATCCTCGTATCTATCAAATTCATCTGCAATCAACTGATCCCAGTTCTGTGTTTGCACTTGCACATCATCGCCCATCAGCATGACAATATCATTGGTTGCTTTCTCGGACATAAGATTCCAACTGTAACAAGTTGATTGATTTGGTCCTATTGTATAATGTTTTTCATTTAATAAATCTTTATATTCTTCTAGTCTTGCGTCATCGTCGTTGAGATAGAATAAAAATTCTGTATCACCTTTTTGGTTTGCAGTGGCAGTGTCGACTAATCTTTTTGCAAGTTCGGGTCTGCCTCTAGACGGGCAACAAAAAGAAATCATATCAATTTATTCTTCCAAGTTTCTGGCGTGTGTTCATTTACAATTTCTAAAGGCAAATGATATTGGAATTTTTTTGTGCCTCTAGTTCTAATATATTCAGCAGTTTTCTTGACAGATTGTCGCATATTTGTTGACGTTTTGTAATCCAACAACTCACGTGCTTTGTCCGATGAACACGTTGCGAGTTTTACTTCCTTGGGTCTGTCCTTATGATGTATTGGCTTAAGATTTACGCCGGTTTCATTTGCACAGGCTTCTGCCAATTCATTTATAGTTACTGGCTCTTCGTCCGGGCCAATATTAATTACTTCCCCGACAACGTTGTCGTTGAAAGCAAGTGCATTAAGACAATACAAACAATCATCTATATAACTAAAACATCTTTTTTGTTCTCCATCTCCGTATATAATAGGTTGCTTACCTTGTAACATTCTGTTTAGCATAATTGACATAACGTTTCTAAAAGGATCATCATACTTCTGTCTCGGGCCAACTATGTTGTGTGGCACAGCAATCACATACTCAACTCCGTGCGTTTCACATAAATTTCTAAGTACATCTTCTCCGGCCTTCTTTGCGATGCCATATGGATCTTGAGGACGACATTCGTAAGTCTCCTTGTATGGTACTTCTTCATGATGGCCGTACCTTGCCATGCTTGAACAATACACAATACGCTTTACTTTGTTCCTTATTGCGGCTGTAATGGTTGTCACTGAGGCTTCAAATATATTTCTCGTTACTAGCACAGGAGAAAATACAGACAGTCCTTCATATGCCGTTGCGGCAGTATGGTACACAATATCACACCCTTGCATTGCTTTGGTTAAATTTTCTAAATCACAACAATCCACTTGATGGAACTCTACGTCCTGTGGCACGTTGTCGGTGTATCCGCCTATCATGTTATCATTACCAGCAACTGTGTGTCCTTGTGATATCATTAAATCTGCTAGATGTGATCCTAAGAATCCGGCCACGCCTGTAATAAAGATTTTCATATGAAATATTTAATGTGTTTTATGGACAGTAGAAAACTTTGTCAGGCCAATGATCTAAAAGCACTTTGTAGCCTTCCTGTCTCAAGTATTTTTCAATTTGTTTATTGCTACTGCCATATTTTTTAGTGTTATTGTTTAATTCTATCATGATGTACTGACACGTTTTTAAAGTTTCAACTGCTCCCTTGAGCACTTCCATTTCATATCCTTCAACATCTATTTTAATAAGATCTATGTCGTCTATTTCAAGACTATCAACTGTAACCATTGGTATAGACCCTTCACCTATCACACGTTTACTTTGAGTAAAATTGTCTTGAGATAACGAAATTGTTTTTTTCTCTTGTCCCACAGCAAACTGATGTGTTTCTATATTTTCCGGCACATTTTTTACTAAACATTCATAGTGTAAGGCGTCTGGTTCAAATGCCACTACTCTACCACAATACTTGTTCATTGCCACGCTCCATGTGCCTACCCATGCGCCTATGTCTAAAACGTGATTAAATTTTTTATTTTTTTTCTCACAGTAGTCTATAAATTTAAGTAAACATTTGTTTTGTGTAAATGATTTTCCTGCTTTCCATTGCTCAAAATGCAAATCATTTTTAGGCACCCAAAATTTATTGACTTTTTCTATTTTCACAGTATTCCCTTATCCATTAATATTTCGACTGCTGTCCCATTGCCAAGTTCATCGGGTGTAAATTGTTGGTATGCAAGGCTATACAACCATGGTTCCGGACCTGCGTAATAAGGATCTTCGATGTCCTCAATATGCAAATTGCCCATAGGTTCTGCAAAACTTTTCTTATCGCAAAAAACAGGAACTCCCATACAAACGGCCTCAACAGCACTTATACTACAACTAGTCACACAGGCCCATGCGTCTTTTAGGTCTTCAGATAGGGGTACCTTTGCCTCGCTTGGTCCTGACGTACCCCTACCCCTAGGTTTGTGTCGGAGTCTTATTGGTCTGTCTGTGACCCTTTTCAATCTTTCTATGGTGTCTTCAGTCCATTTAGGGTTCTCGAGATAATTGTGAATCCCTGTTGAACTAGGACACACTAAAATGTGTGAGCCTTTTAACGTTGGTGCTTTTATTTGCATTCCAAATTTTTCAAATCTATCTGCTTTACAATCTTTTATAAATTTTGCGTGTATTTGATTCTTGCATAGACGCCAATAATGATTATCTGGTTTTAGATTATTGTTATCAAATCTACCAAAATAAGGAGTGTCAGCAAACCAAAAGTTATGTTTTCTTGACTCTAATTTCTTAATCATTTCTAAATTATTGTTTACAAATCCCCAAAACATTGCGTTAGGTTGCGGATTATTCTGACGCTGATTGTCTAGCACTTGTACTTGTTCTGGCCAAGATTTCTGCACACCAGTAAACACTTCCCATGCTTTGCTATTTTTATTCGCTGGTGCGTAAATTGTTAGCATCAATAAACTCCTTTATCTTTTGTGCCCACTTAACGTGCCCTTCGGTAGATGGATGAGGATCATTTGGACTTACAATTTCTTTTTTGTCCATTACGAATTCGTAATGACTTGATTCTAATTCAAAAAATCTACGTTTGTCAATGTATGAAGCCATTTCAATTAAATCTTTATTTTTGTTTGTTAACTTGTTAGGCAGGCTGTTGTACATCACGTAAGGTATTCTGTGCAACTTAAAAAAATTTTGCAAGTCAATGACATGATCTATGTAACGCATCTCACCTTGCTGATCAATGTCCCAACCAAGTTGCCTGTCTATAAATTTTAAGTTGTCAGCAGTCTTCCAAGATCTCCATGTTGACTCTAGTCCGGTAAAACGTCCTTTCTTCCAACCATCATTGGTAAGATAATCATGCCTATGTGTGCTTGACCATCCTATGACAGCAAAAGTATCTTTGCTATTTTTACCATACCAAAGTTTTGTAGTAAAACTTATCCTGTCGTTTCCTCTTCCTCCCATGGCAATACTGCTGGTAACTTTGGTCTCTAAAAGTTTGGCAAGTTCAATACCTGTATGGGTATCAACACCATTTTTAGGTCTTGGTGTGAGAAAGGAACAACCGTTTATAAACACTCCGGAAATAGTCATGCGATAATTATATACTAATTATACCCTTATGCCAACAGTCAAAAACATAGACGAGTTACAGTATTTTACAAACAGATTTACTACAATTGATTCCGGATTTGATTATCATGTAAATTACCATCCAAGTGCCAAGTCCGAATACAAGTCATTGCCAACATTTATGGCAGAGTTTTTCGACTGCAAGGTGCATTCATGTCCTCTGTTGGTTACGAATGAAAATCATCTTATCACACACAACATATGGAATCTAACACATAAAAGTAAACATAAACCAAACAAGACACACAATCTATGGGATAAGTGGGGCGACAAGATTGACGTAAGATTGCCGGAGGTTACGAAGAGGTTCAATGAAACATACACCTATGTATGGCTACCCATTGACAAAGAGAGTGCAAACAACCCATGGCACATATGGATAGATGTTGTGTCAAAATTTAGATTGGTTGAGAAAAGATGGTCAACTCTGTTCACGAAATACTGTTTTATACTTTCTAATCCAAGTCCTTACTTTGACAAAATAGCAAAGGAGTTTTTTCCTGATCTGAAATACATGGTTGTACCGAATAATGAAACATGGCAGTTCCAACACCTAATAGTGCCAAGTCTAAGCAATCATGATGACGGCGTTATCACTCCTGCACTCGGACCATGGCTACGTGTATTGAAAAATGTTTTAGGCATAGGACCTTGCAAAAATAGAAAAATATATGTATCAAGAAAAAAAGCAACGACTAGAAGATTATTGAATGCAGAAAAAATGTTGATGGCATTGAAAGGTTGGGAAACAGTTGTATTAGAAGATATGTCGATAAGAGAACAAGTAAAATGTTTTGCAGAAGCAAGTCATGTGGTTGCACCTCATGGTGCTGGACTAACAAATTTATTATGGTGTGAAGCAGATACTAAGGTGATAGAAATACAGGATCCTAATATGCTACATAAAAAAGTTTATCCTTTGCTATCAAATACGTTGGCTCTAAATCATGAACTGTATCTTGCAAAGACTGTACCTATCGCACACATCGGCAACAAACCAAAAAATGTCAAACGACTAAATGATCTCATAGATTTTGAGGTTGACGTAATAGATTTAGTTCGACATTTGGAATAAGTTATAGTAAAATTAAGTATGTTTTATTGCATTACCACAGGCAGACTCAGGACTGAAAAATATATAGATGCTTTTGCCAGAGGGGCAAATGCAAAAATTTCCGATCATCAAACAGTTATTAATTCAAATGACTGTAACAAAGTTTGTTTTATGGGAGTACTGCGAGGTACAAATCTTGTTTATAAATGGGCTCAGCAAAATAATAAAGATTTTTATTACATAGATAGACCTTACTGGGGAGAAAGCAGAGGAACTCCATACTGGATGAGATGTGTTAAAAACGAACACGTAAAAACTACACACGAGTACAGACCAGATGACCGGTATAAGAAATACTACAAAGGTGATGCACTCAAACCTTATCATAAAAACGGCAAATACATTTTAGTTGTTCCGCCTAGCCACAGTATGTCTTTACATTTTAATGCACTTGATTGGTTGGACAACACACTAAAAATACTCAAAGAAAACACAGACAGAGAAATAATTGTGCGAGAAAAGCCTTACAATCCTAAAAGTTTTTTTGATGCTGAAGGAAAAATGATGCCGGGACCAAGTGAAAACAAGCAACCACAAAAACCATTTGAATGGGATCGGGTTCATGCAGTTGTTACTTTCAACAGCAGTATAACCATTAAGGCGTTGCACAATGGCGTGCCCTGTTTCAGTAATTTTGAAAATCCATGTGCACCAATTTGTGAAAAAGATTTTAGTAAAATTGAAAACCCAATGTATGGAGATAGAGAACCTATCTTTAACAGCCTAGCATATGGACAATTCACTCAGGAAGAGTACCGAAACGGATATGCATTAAGTATACTAGATGGACGTTGAAATATTCAGAAGAACAGTAAAAGATCGTAGACGAGGTGCCAGTTGGGATCTGCTTCAACACATGGCCGAAGGGATACGTGCATGTGGTGACAACCCAATTATTGTAAATGAAACCATGACCGGACAATGGCAAAAAAACGAAATGGAACCAACAGCAAAAATTGGTTGTATGTTTGGCTATGGTGGGTCAAATCAAATGCATCACACAAAAGGGCGTAGGCGAGATCTAGTCGAACGTGCAAAGAAAAAAGGAATATACATTATAACATTTGACGGCGGCATATTATCTAGTTTTGGAAACACAATTACAGATTCTAACCATCACTGGCGTGTATCACTTTATTCTCCAATGAATAACGGAAATTTTTTAAGTGACAACAGTCCTCCAGACAGATGGGAACACATGAAAAAAATATGGAATATAAAATATGAGCCATGGAGAAAATCTAATCAAGATGACCCAATTTTATTTGTATTGCAACCTAAAGACAACTGGAGTATGAACGAATTAGATCCTATAAAATGGTTCAACGATGTGTATGAGAAAATTAGGCCAATAACTGATAGGAAGTTTGTTGTGCGGCCACATCCTAATCACATTGCACACATAGAAGAAAGATTAAATGAATTTCCGGAAGATGTAGATGTTAAAATAGGAAAAAAGTTTTTTGCAGGAGATGAGAAAAAGTACTACAGATTCAATTTTCAAGATGCATTAAATAATTGTCATGCTGTTATTACTCACAATTCTACTGCCAGTATCGACTCTTGCGTTCGTGGAATCCCTACCTTTGTTACCTCAGATCTTGCACTTTGTTGGCCAGTAGCAAATAAAGATTTAAACAATATAGAAACACCCGAACGTCCAGATAGGACACAATGGGTTCATGACATAGGTTACAAACAATGGACTGAAAAAGAAATACGTGATGGTGTAGTATTCAAGCGTTTCAAAAACAAGTTGGGATTATAATGTGTGGCATTTACGGTATAACCGAACACGATCCAGAATTTGTGCAACAGTATATCAAGACATGTGAACACAGAGGGCCCGACGGCAATAAGGTTTGGTGGGATCCAGATCATAAATTAACTCTGGGACACAATCTTTTGAGCATTATGGCAAATCCACAACTGTCTATACAGCCATGGAAGACACCCAAAGGCAACACACTTGTTTACAACGGTGAGATATTCAACTACTACGAACTTAAACAAAAATACAACGGTAAAGGATTTGCAGGCATCACTGGCTGTGATACAGAATTGCTAGCCTGGGGACTAGACGAATTTGGACTAGACTTTATAGATGAGATAGACTCCATGCATGGCTTTGCCTACTACCGCAAGGACGAACAACAACTTTGGCTATCTCGCGATCATGCTGGTATTAAACCATTATTCTATGCAGAGATTAATGAAGGATTGGTATTTGGTTCTGAACTTAAAGGCATGCTGGACAAAGTGCCGGGGAGTAGAAAAATGGATAACCTGGCAGTCAGTTTCATGGCAAGGACAGGCATCAATGCTTTGCGTAATACTTTTTTCACAGGCATAAAAAAATTGTTAGCAGGTGAGACAATAGTGTATGACATGGCCAACAAGAAAATAATAAACACACATAGAGTGTATATTGCACCAACAAGCACCAAAAACTTTGACCAGAAAGAATTTAGAACAATGGCACACAAGACAGTAGAAATGTGTTCGATAGGGCGAAGAAAGATTGGCGTATTCTTGAGTGGTGGATTGGATTCTAGTCTAGTTGCATACGAACTAAAGCAAATAAAAGGTGAAGCAAATACATTCACAAATAGAATGAATCCAAATGTTCAAGCAGACGAGGACTATAACAGCGACGCCAATTGTGCAAAAATATTAGCCGAACAAAATAATTTCAACCATGCAGAAGTTGTAATAACACCAGAGGAATTTATAGACTGTTGGGATGACAGCATATACTACATGGAGCAACCTGTGTACAATCCAAGCATGTCTATGTACTGTTACACAAACAAGTTCCTATCAAATAATGGAATAATTGTTACACTCGCTGGAGACATGGGCGATGAAATCCTAGCAGGATATCCAAAATACTGGAAAATGAAAAATCCCGAATGGTTAGAAAAACAGATAGGAAAAACAAAAATAGAAAGTTGGGATGACGTGCTTAAACTTTGGTTACGCAGGATCAAACGTCCATTGATGCTTACAGATAATCCTGTGAGCGATGACATCCTATTGAAAGAATTTAAAAAATGTTACACAGGACAATTATGGAACCCAAACGATCCAATTGGCTCGTACATGGCTCTTGACTGTGTTGCTCAGGTACCAGAAGAAATGTTTAATAGAAATGACAAATACGGGATGGCTTATAGTATGGAAGGACGTTTTCCGTTAGCAACTAAAACTTTTATGAGATACTGTATGAGTATACACACAGATAAAAAAATGGGTGCAGATAAAAATGATACAAAAATTCTAATTAAACAGGCGTATGCAGGAATTTTGCCTAAAGAAATTTTAACCAAAGTTAAAACAGGATGGACAGTGCCGGTTGGACATTGGCTTACAAAAAGCACCAGTTCAAAACTAAACAATTTTTATAAAGAACGCACAGGCACAGCATCTAAACTTAATGTTTACAAAGCCAGTCAGAAAGCAGGCAAGGCACTGATACCTGCATGGATTGTTAGTGACTGGATTAAAAAATACAACATGACAAGGTAAAGTAAATATTTGACCATGAAGATAAAAGTTATCACATCATATAAACCGGGCACCTGGGAACAGTACGGCAAAAAAGGGATAGAGTCGATGGCAAAGCAATTCCCAAAAGAAGTCGATATAGTGGTATATGCAGAGGAACCAAAACCTGAATGCAAATATGACAGGATACAATGGATAGATCTTAATACTGCTGAACC